TTGTGTTCTTACAGGTCCGTCACTTGGTAATAATTCTTTGTAAGCTTGTGCTTGAAACTGTGTAACAGCTTCTGCCATTACAGGGTGAGTTGCACCACTTGCTCCTTGGAAAGGTTCTGTTCTGTTTTCGTATTTAAATCCTAAAAGATCTAGTCCTGATATGTATGATTGCTCCCATTCTTTTCTTGAAGCTTTGTAATCCATATAGTTTTGAGTCATCTCATTACCAATGGGTTCTAATACATCATCTGGTAAAAGATCTGCTAGATTATCAAAATGTGATTCTGTTCCTGGTACGTTAATTGAACCTGGTTCGTAGTCTAAAGTTACTCCACCATCCTCTTCTGGTATAACTTCGATCGGTCCTTTTTCGGGTTGTTCTTCCTGAACAGCAACTTCTTGTATCTCCTCTTCTGAAGGGATCTCAAGTTTGTTTCTAGTGTTCGGGAGTCCTTTGTCTATTTCTGCCATTTATTACTCCTATAAGTTTCTAACACGGTTTTTCAAAGACCGCAACCCTTGTGAATCTGGGTTCATTGATGTTCTTTGAGGGCCTTCGTCTATACCACCTGATAATCCTGCAATACCCCCACCGGCTAGTTCTAATTGATAATCTGGTCCAATACCCAAAGCCTTATCTTTTATATTACTAAAAAAATTAGATCGATCCGTTGCTCTTTCAAAATTTTTCTGTGCCTCTAATGCTTTGACCCTTTTATCACCAGCTGCTGCTTGAGCTTGTGCTTCTTCTAAAGTTAGATCGGACATTGTATCAGGGCCTTCAATAAAACCAAAACCCATAGGCATATCTACATTTAAATCTTTTAACGCATCTTGTTTAACAACACTTCTTGCTTCGCGTTCTTCTGGCGTCAGTGATAAAAATCTTTTTGTGCCCCCAATAATATCTGTTCCAATTATACCTTGCTCTAAAGTTTCTAATATAGGTTTGCCTTCTTTATATGCATTGTACGTATCATAAATAACTAAAGGCGCTGCAGCTATACCTAAAGTTTTAAAACCTGCTTTTAAATATTTTGCTCTTTTAATATCATCGGGTATACTTTTTGCCATTTCAAACAGCTCTGTAACACCTGGTATCTTTGCGTTTAGTTTCATTCCTAAACCTATTTTTGCTTTTTCTAAATTTTTAGTATAACTACTTAGACCTAAATCTTTAGAAATTTCTGGTAAAACTTTAGTTGCAACATCGGTAAATTTTTCTACAGGATTGGCTATTTGTTTATATCCCAATGATTTTGTTTTAAATGTTCCTGCAGGAACATCTGGTTGTAATGTTATTTTTAACTCTTCAGCTTTTTTAAGGATTTCTTTTATCTTTGGATCTTTTGGATTTTTTTCTATAAATTTTTCTGCGGTTGCTTTAAAACCATCTGATCTATTATAGGGCCCTAAGATTAAATTTCTATTATATGGAAAATCTTTCATAGCACCTTTTTTATAGATATCTCGTTGATGTTCTATTTCAAATATTCCTCTACCTTCTATATCATTTAATGTAACTTTTTTTGTAGCTATGTTTCCGTCTTTAGTTACAAAGGTTCCCAACTTCTCCATCAAAGCAGCATTTTTTAAAATAATGTCAGGGTTTTTCCGAATTTTTTCGTTTAATTGTTTTGTAATCAAAGATTGTTGAAAGTTAAGAAATTTTTCTTTTGGAGTTAATTTTGTTTTATCTCCTATTTTTTCAACTCTTCTACGTCTTCTTCTTTCAGCTTTTTTAGCTAATTCTTTTTCTTTTGCTTTTGGATCTTCGTCTAATCTTTTTTTCTGTTTTATTTTTTTACGTTTTGCAATGTTAGCATTGTATTTTTGTTCAAATACATCTCCACCAACCTCATTTTTTACTATTTCTTTTGCTCTTTTTAAATTAGGTAAGGGGCCTGTTTCTCTTTGATTAATATTAGCTGTTGGAACATAAGTGGGATCCTCTAACATATTTTTTACTATGTTAACATATTCCTCTACTGATTTTTGACTAGATAGAGCAGTGCCTCGTTTTAATTCAACTCTAGGGTTTCTATTTGTTGCGCTTACTTCGTCGTTATCGAATAGATCTATGATACGTAATAATTCTTCATCCATGTTATTCCCCTAACATGTAAGCTAGACCACCACTTGCTTTTTTAATTGGTGGTGTAACTTCTGAAGCTTCTTCAATAATTTCTTTTCTAACAATCTCATCAATATTATCAACGTCACCCATAGTGCCATCGTTATCAAAGATAACTTTCATTTCTTCATACTCATCTGGTGGTGTGCCTTTTGTTGCTTCATCACCTATACCTTTTTTATTTTGAAAAATTGTTCTATCATTAATAGTATCAAATGTTTTACCACCAGCACTACCAATACCCATTTTATCTTTAGTAATAATTTGATCACCTGTTGCTAGATCTTCTACTAATTCATATTCATCACCGTTCTTAGCTGAGTACACATGAACCTCTTGTCTTGGACCATAAGAAGCTGATGGTTTCATTTTACCAAACATTTTAATTTTAGTTATCATGTCAAAGAAATAAGAAGGTGCTTGAGTTATAACCTCTGCTGCTTTTTCTGCAGCTGGTGCAACTTTGTCTGCTTGTTTAAAATATTTACCAACAAGAGGTATTGTTGCAAGACCTCCTATAATTTTCATAAATTTTCTTCGTCCTGGTTGATCCGGTCCATCTTTGTAACCGATACGTCCGCCGTCTGCTTTTTTAGGTTTGTTTAAATTTTTTTCTATTTCTAATAATTCATCAAATGTCTCATCCCCACGTAATTTTACACCAAGAAATTCTGACATCTTATCATAATTAATATTACCTGGTTTTACTTTCATAATACCTTCATCTTTTTTAGAAATAATTTTAGGATCTTTGCCTAAATTTTCTTTTTGAATTCTATTAAATATATTATCAAACATTCCTGTTGATTTTTCTTGTGTGCCACCCATGATAGGTTTACTTGTATCAAGCACATTGCCCTGCATATCAACAACCTTGTTAAGATCTTTTACTCTTTCTCTTGCTTCCATGTTGATTTTAATTTTCTCAAGGCCATCAGGTTGACGACCCATGGCTTTTATGAAACCTTTGGTAAGCTGTTGGATAGCTTGTGCAATTGTCATTCCTGTCTTAATCATTAATAATAATTCCTTTTAGTTTTTTCAACGTTTTCGTCAACGTAGTCTTCAGGGTGTTGTAACATGCCTCCCTGCCTAAATCGCATAATAGCTTGTGTTGTAGAATCCACAAGGTCATCATGATCGCCATAAGGAAACGCAGCGCATTCTTCTATAACGTCATCTGCAAATTTCTGCTCTGGCGCCCATATCATACCAGATTCAAATAAAGGTGCAACTGCATTTACACGTGCATGCTTATCATTTCCTTTTGATGGTGTGAAATTGACAACAGGTATATCCATCTGTCTAAGCTCGTATGTTAGAGGTAATCCACTTGCTTTAGCCTCGATTATAACAGATTCAGGTTGCCAATAAGTATATTGTTCAAGAGCCAATCTTCTCAACTCTGGAAACTCATAACGTCCTTTGACTGCATCAAGAAGTATTAAGTTAGCTGGACTATCCTCATTTGGATAAAATATACCCCAAGTCGTAATCGCTGAGTAATCAGCGGTCTCCTTTTTTAAAAATGCGGTGTCATAAGATTGTATGACATGATGTAATTGTGGAATATATTCTTTATCGTAAGTCCGCCACCACTCACGTTTAAGAATAGCTCCTTCTTCTGCTGTTGGGTTTTGCATCCACTGTGCATTCCATTTGCCCGTGGGCAGTGTTGCTTGGACCTTCTCTAATTCATCTAGCTTCCAATACTCAGGCCATACTGGTTTAGCGTCCTTTGATCCATGGTCCATGATTGCTGGAAATTCGACCACGTGCCACTGATCAGCTTTCGCTTCCTTTTGATTCTGTATTAATTTTCCTGTTAAATCTTTATTACTCCATCTTGTCATAACAAGTACGATCTTACCGCCTGGTTGTAAACGTTGACGAGGACCTGAAGTGTACCATTCATAAGCTGATTCAAGGGCCGTGGGGCTTAGTGCATCTTGCTCGGAATGTGGATCATCGATAATCAGTAGGTCCGCTCCTCTACCTGTAATCGCTCCACCCACACCGGCGGCGAAGTATTCACCACCTTGAGCGGTTTCCCATCTCCCTGCAGCTTTAGAATCTTCTTGTAATCTAGTTTTAAAAATTTTTGTATAATCTTCCGAGTCGATTAGGTTCTTGGCTTTTCGACCAAACCTAAC